GGCGCCGCCGTGAACGTGTGCCCCGGTGGATGCGTCGCCATCTGTGCGCGCTGTCTGCATCATATCGGCAGGCCGTCAGCCTCTCCCGCTATCATCCGCAGGCAGACCGCAGACGGGAACACCTGCCGCGCATCATCTGCCGGGCATGTCCACCGCACCGCCGGACATCCGCGCGCCTCTTGTATCAGTCAAACCCCGGCAGGCCGTGAAGCGCGCCGGGGCTGGTTGTCGTGTGTCTGGCGCTGTCATCCTCTGACAGCTGCCGCCGTCGTCCGCGATCTGCTCACGGCGTGGGCGCGTCGCCCTCGTGCTCTTCGGCGCGCCCCTCTACGGGCTTGCCCGTCTTGGGGTCGTACCCGTCCGCGATCATGCACCGCGCAATACACCGCCGCATCATTGTAGCGCGCGGAAGCCCAAGCGCCGCCGCGTATGCGTCAAATGCGCTCATTGTGTCGGGGTCAACCTCTATCCGTGCTTGCTTGATATTATGCCGCGCAATATAAGACGCCTTCGCGGCGGCTTGTGCCTTGGTCAATGCCATATTATCACCTCACATAAATAGTACCATGCACGGAAAAAAAAGTCAATATTTTATTGGATTTTTTTGAAAAACCCATTGACATGATATTCCGTGCATGGTATAATATAGGTGTCAAGAGGAAAGAGGAAAGGCCGACGGGCGGCCGCCTCCCCGGTGCTATGAGTGAGACGCAACCGCGACACGACGAGCGCACAGGAGCCAGGGCACGAGCCGGGAAAAGCCCGAAATGAAGCCGAAAAGGCAAGGAGGATAAAAAAATGAAAGTTATCAACAAATACGGCGTGAAGGTCGATTATAACGCGGCGGTTAATCTGATGGATGATGACATCCGCGAGACGCTCGCCGCCGAGCTTGCGCCCTGCACAGATCAGGAGTTTTTCACGGCCTACTGCGAGGCGCACGCCGAGAAGTACGGCGAAGAGTGGACGCTTGACAGTGTACACCCCTGCTACTAACTCCACCCGATGAGAGCCGGACGGCAACCGGCCGAAACGTCGCCCCACGAGGGGCGCGCGTCGTGGAAAGCCACAAAAAAGCCCCCAAGCGGGGGCGAAGGAGGAAACTAACTAAGGTGTATTCGTTTTTCGTCTACTCCCGCCCGGCGGGAGAGAAGCGTTTTTTGCTCACCGACTTGGCGCGGGGGACTGTCGGCATGGGCAAGGCTTACGCCCCGCGTTACCGCAAGGATCAGCACGACCAGCTCAGGCGGCTGCTCGACCTTGCCGCCGCCGCCAATCCCGGCGCCGTCTTCCAACTGCGCCGGCTGAATGGTCGCTCCGTGGTGTACACCACAGATTGCAAGGCATGATTTCACCTCCCGGCAGACGCGGGAGGCGAAGAAAGGAGAAAAAAAATGAGCGAGTCCATGTTAGCGGCAAACGTCGCCGCAATCGTCGCGATCCGCGCCCAAATTGAGGCGCTGAGAACCCAGCTTTGCCCGCTTGAGGATGCCGTCAAGATCGAGATGGCCGAGCGGAACGCCGAGGAAATCACCGCAGCCGGGCACGTTGTCCGCTGGAAGGTCGTAACCTCTAAGCGGCTCGACACAGCCGCGCTGAAAAAGGCGCTGCCGGAGATCGTCGAGCAGTACACCAAGGAGGCGCGCGCCTGCCGCTTTACGGTGGATTAAAAAACGGGTGTATGAGTTATGGCGACTCATACACCCAAGCGCCGCCCCACTACGACATAAGGCCGACGCGGTTATTATAGACCAAGCGCGCCAAAAAGTCAAGCCGAAACAACGCCCCCCCCCCCGCATGGGGGCTTGTCCGTCGGGAACAGCCGCCCGGCGCTGATGATGGCAGGCTAACACACTACGACAGCCCAGACGGGCGGGAGGTTGCATCATGTATCAAGAGACCAAAACCGACACCCTGCGCATTTTGGCGCACGGACTCCGCGTCAACGGCGCAAAGACGCTTGTGAAATGCTGGTACAGCATCGACGGCGACAAAACTCAAATCTATGCGCGCAGCTACTCCGACAAGCTCCCGCGCGACATCCTGCCCGTGCAGAATGATACCGACATCATGACAGATTATTTTGACGAGGACAGCGCTACGCTTTCCGCCGAACATCCGCTCTATCCCTTCTTCCGCGCGGCGGCAATCCGGGAAAAGCTGGCATTTGCCAAAAAGCACCCGGCACAGAACGCCACGATTGACAGCGCCCGCGCCGAAGAGGCCGCGCGCCTGTCCGCCGAGCTGGAGACGCTGCCGAGCGGTCAGCCCACCCCCGCAGACGTTGACCGCGCCCGCGCATACATGGACGCGCAGCGCAGAGCGGCGGCGGAAGCGGAAGAGCGCGCCCGCCGTGAAGAGTGGGAGCGCAGCGCAGAGGTGGAGCGGCAAAAAGAGCAGGACGCGCGCGAGACCATCGCCGCAGCTGTCGCGGCTTATCCGCTCAAGGACGGTGCGCCCTATGTCGTCATCAGATGGAGCGAGCACCCCGGCATTGATGAGGGCTTGGCGCTTTCCGTCGCCGCCGCTGATCTGGTGCTATCCCATCTTGACGAGGTGCAGCACGCGCGCCGCGTGAATGATGGGTTGCGTGGGTATGATAAGACGGCGTTTGTCGTCCACTACACCAAGGACGGCGAGCCGCTGACTTTTGCCGACCGCTACGACATCGGCGACGGTATCGGCGGACTGGTCGAGGCTGTCCGCCGCTGTGATGGCGATCTGGCCGAGATGCTGGAGGCATACGGCCCCACCTTCACCGCGCCCGCCGAGCAAGCGAGCACGGAAGCCGCCGGGCGCGTCCTGTCCTTTGCCGTCTGCAAGACCTCCCGCACGTATAAGCAAGTGGACGCCGCCGCCGACAGTATAGCCGGGCTGCTGCTGGACATCCTCGGCGCTTCCGCGCCCCATCTGCCCACGCGACAGGCTACCCCGCAGCCATCCGGGCGCGTGCTCACCTTCCACCGCTGACCCTTGCGCCTGCCTGTTTGCGGTGTTTCCCCTTGTCCGGGTTCCCTTCATTGACATACCGGGGGTATTCATTCCGTGGCGGTCTGCCAGAGGGCTACTTCCGCCATATTACACGAACATTTCACGTGTAATATGGCAAGTTGGCGGGGCGATTCTACAAAATCCCGTTCAAAAGCACCCCTGTACCTTTTTTGAACGCGAAAAATTTGCTTCCAAATTTTTTCTGAAAATTTTAGTTTCGCAAAATTGGCTAGGGAATTTGAAAAAAGTTTTTCGTACGCGTATAAAATCAAGTATTGATGATATAATGTGTAAAAGGAGGAATGTTAGCATGAAGTTGAAAAAAGGTTATTCGCTCGTTTGGGGCGAACCTGAAGGCCACGGATTTTGTGGCGACGGCACGACTGTGCCGGTTTCCCTTGTCCGTGATGGGCAGATTGTGGCAAAGTTTGTCACCTGCCCTTGCGGCCGCGGCTGCGGCAACAAAGACGTCGTGTTGTGCGACGCTTTGGGCAGCCATGACCTTGAGGAGACGATCGAGGAGGTGCGGGCGGATGCGCTGGGCGTTTCGACTGACTATCTGTGGGGCGACGCGTAACGGCTGACCGTCTATGACTGGACGACCAGATACACAGAAACGCCTCCCGGTGTCCTGTCTAAGCTCTTTTTCCTGCCTTCCTCATTTCTGTTCAAATCTGCGTACTTGTTACAATAAGTTGTCAATCGATATCAAAAATCACGCCTTTATACCTTCTTCACCCCTCTATATTGACACAGATTTATCATAGCTACAGATATGAACCGATTCCGACACTTTTCGCCTTGAAAGTGTGCAAGCCCCACGGGGAAAGTGTACAACTTTTTCCTTATTTCAAGCATAACATGGGGGTATTTTATGATACAAAATTCATCCGAAATCCTGCTTCCGCTGTTCGTCTATCAAAACTGTGGGAGATTTGAACAATCAGATTTGAGCGCCCACGCCATGTACTACATCGTTTCAGCCTATCATGAGGGCACAGGCGACCGCTTCCGCCTGTCCTATCTGGTTTCCCCTCTTTATGACGAGCTGGAGGAAGCCGTTAAAGCCGGGGAGATCACAGACCGAGAAGCGCGTGCTCGTGTGATAGGCTCTATCCGCTGGGATATGCCGTCCAGCGTAGAGACAGACTAACGGCCTTTCCAGCCTGCCTTTTTCCCGCCCTTCAAACCATACCGTCCAGCAGGCAGAAGCGCCCACAGACGGCACAGAACCGCCGTAGAACGATTCCGGTTTCTGCGAGTTACCGCTTGTTTTCTCAAAAATATCAAGAAAAAATCGACCTCAACTTTTTCGGAGGCCGATTTTTTGATTCCTAAAATTTTTCTGAAAATTCTGATTTTGAAAAATGGCTGGATAAGTTTGAAAACTTATCATTCAACATGCACGTCGTCATCGTCTCCGCCAACGCCGAGCTGCTTTATAATCTCCTCGCGGCTCATTGCCGGGTGATCGCTTTCGGTGTTCGTGCCGATGTCAACAGTCTGCTTATTGACCAAGCCATAGTAATTACATCCACGAAAGATATACGGAATGGCCGGAATCTTGCCAGTTGTGACCAAAGTCGCGTCCAAAGTTGCAAGAATCTCTCTAGCCTTTTGGGCGATGTCCTGTGTAGTGAAACCTGATTCCGTGTCCTGAAATCCCTTCACCGCCCCCGTAGACCACTGGTGCAGCGTTTTCCGCGAATATCCGCAGTAAAGCCCAAGTCCTTCCCACGTCGGCGGGACTTCTTCGTCAATACAGTACCGAAAATAGTCGTCAATTCTTTCCATCAGTTCTTTATTGGAGTTCACTTTTTTCATCCTCATGAACCCTGAAACCCTTTGAAGCACACCTGCCATGTAATGTCTATTCTCATCACTGCTCATGATGAT